CAAGGCTAAGAATGGTAGCCATCATGGATTCTTACAAGGTAGATCACAATGGTTAGCAACAGCTACTCCTGAAGAACAGTACGATTGGGCTAGACGCTATGTCATCAATCGCTATGGTGAAACAGAGTATGATGAACCAGACTTCTGTGCAGCATTAGATCATTGGAAGAAACACTCATGGCATTAGATAAGTTAAACAGTCGCAGGTATCGAGGACAGCGTGATCGGGTCTTTGCTCGCGATGGCAGACTGTGTCAGATCTGTGGAACAGATCAAGGTGAGATGCACATCGATCACATTATCCCACGCAAGGTTGGTGGTACTCATGACTTAGACAATCTAAGAGTCTTATGCAAGTCATGCAACCTACGCAAAGGTGCGCTCAATGATGGGGTTTTTTTAGGTAAGACGGCTACCCCCCCTGTCTTTCCTGGCATTCTCTCCCCGATGCAGTCCGAACCGATGCTGGACAGTCCTTTTAAGACCCGACCCAGTCCGAGTCAATGACAGATAAGCCCAAAAGATCCAAAGCCCTACGAGGGGCAACTAAACCAAGGCTTCACAGTCCACTTCTAAAGGGCGAAAACAAGCTGCAAGATGTCAAGGATCTCTGTGAGATCGTAAAGATGCCTTTAATGCCTTGGCAGGAGTTTGTTCTTAAAGATATGCTCACGATCGATAAAAAGGGCAACTGGATTCGTAAAACTAACCTGATCTTGGTAGCGAGGCAGAACGGCAAGACTCATTTAGCGCGAATGCTGATCCTTGCTCATTTGATTAAGTGGAATACCAATGTCTTGATTATGTCCTCAAATCGAAGCATGGCTCTAGATACCTTTAGGCAAGTGACTCATTTATTGGAAACTAACGATCACCTCAAAGGATTTGTCAAGCAGATCCGACACGCCAACGGCACTGAGTCAATCGAGATGCTATCTGGGGCAAGGCTCGATGTCGTAGCAGCTACTCGAGATGGCTCTCGCGGAAGATCAGTCAACGGATTGCTTTACATCGATGAAGTTCGCGAGATCACCGAGGACGGATTCCGGGCAGCAACTCCAACGACTAGAGCCCACCCTAATTCGCAGACCCTTTTAACTTCAAATGCTGGTGATGCTTTCAGCACTGTGCTTAATGACCTTAGAGAACGCGCTATCGACTATCCACCAAAGTCTTACGGATTCTATGAGTATTCAGCCCCTCAGTATTGCAAGATAACTGATCGCAATGCCTGGGCTTTAGCAAACCCTTCCCTTGGTTACACAATTACCGAAGATGCAATTGAAGAAGCAATCGCAACTAGTCCGATTGAAAATACAAGAACCGAAACTCTTTGCCAGTGGATTGACAGTCTGTCAAGTCCTTGGCCTCATGGCGTTCTTGAAGAAACTTCAGATAATACGCTGGAAATGAGTCCAGGGGCTTATACTGTATTCGGTTTCGATGTCAGTCCGTCACGGCGGAACGGATCACTGGTCGCAGGACAACTACTCCCAGATGGACGGATTGGCATTGGAATCTTGGAAACTTACAGCTCACAAGTCGCCATTGATGAACTGAAGATGGCAGCATCAATCAAAGGCTGGTGCGACATCTATAAGCCGCGTGTTGTCTGCTTTGACAAGTACGCAACCCAGACCATTGCAGATCGATTGAGCAACGCTGGAGTTATGACCGAGGACATCTCAGGCCAGCAGTTCTACAAAGCCTGTGGCGATCTTTTGGAAGGTTTAGTCAATCATAGAGTGGTTCATAACGGGCAAGCAGAATTAATCCAACAGATGAACAACTGTGCAGCTAAGGTTAATGACTCAGCATGGAGAATTATCAAGCGAAAGTCTGCTGGGGACATCTCAGCCCCAATCGGCTTGGCAATGGTTGTAAGCAAGTTGATGATCCCTCAACCAAAACCACAAATTATAACTTGACATATGCTAGCAATCTGTCTAGGTTGTGCTATCATTTAGGCTATGGGTATATTTTCGCGCGCAGAATCACCTTCTAAAAAGTCAACTGTCGAAGCGCAGTATGCCCCACAAGTTCTAGGTGAGTATTCACCTTATGCGATGCCGTTTCAATATGCATTCGTCAGCAGAGAAGATGCCCTCTCCGTACCAGCATTGCAAAGATGCCGCAATCTTTTGGCTGGCACTATCGGCGCAATTCCTTTAGAGCTTTACAGAAAATCTACTAACGAAGAACTTGGCTCACCAGTCTGGTTAGAGCAACCTTCATATTCTCAACCTCGATCAGTTACAATCGCTTATACAGTCGAATCATTATTGCTATATTCGCAAGCCTTCTGGCAAGTTGTTGAAGTTTACAATGAAGATGGTCGCCCATCTCGCTTCGAATGGATTGCTAACAATCGCGTTACTGCAACTTTAGATAGCACTAACACTTTTGTTAAGTCTTATGCAGTTGATGGAACTACACTTCCAATGGACGGCCTTGGCAGTTTAATTACTTTCCAATCTTTGTTACCCGGTATCTTGACCACAGGCATTCAAACAATTCGCGCGGCCATCGATGTGCAGAAGGCAGCCGCGATTGCTGCATCAACTCCAATGGCTACTGGTTATATTAAAAATACCGGTGCGGATCTTGATCCTAAAGAAGTTTCAGGATTACTAGCTGCTTGGCGCACTGCTCGCAACAATCGTTCTACTGCTTATCTAACAAGCACTTTAGAATATAAGCCAGTGTCATTTTCACCTAAGGAAATGATGTATTCGGAAGCGATTTTCAACTTGGCAACTGAAATTGCGCGCCTGTGCAATGTCCCAGCCTATTATGTTTCAGCAGATCAGAACAACTCAATGACTTATGCAAATGTGCAAGATGAGCGCAAGCAATTCTTAACGCTATCTTTGCAACCATTTATTACTGCTATTGAAGATCGTTTATCGATGGACGACATCACAGCTCGAGGCAATGTTGTCAAGTTTGATATTGACAAGAACTTTTTGCGCACTGATCCGTTAGCAGAACTGGCAGTAATTGAAAAACTATTACAACTTGAACTCATTACTCAAGAACAAGCAATGGAAATGACAGATCTAACACCTAACGGAAGTCAGGGAATGCAATGACCCAGATAATCACCTTCGCAGCTGAACTAACAGCCGATTCAGCCAATCGCACTATCTCAGGCAAGATTGTGCCTCTTAACATTGAAGCAGGATCTACTAACATGGGCAAAGTTATCTTTGCTTCTGGATCAATCGAGATTCCAGATCCTAAGACCATTAAACTGTTAAACCAACACGATTCTAAAAAGCCTTTGGGTCGTGCAGTCAGTTTCTCTGAGTCAGAGAACTCGATCGATGCAGTGTTTTCTGTAAGTCGCTCACAGCGTGGCACAGAAGCCCTGATCCTTGCAGAAGAAGGATTGCAATCAGGATTAAGCATCGGTGCAGAAGTTCTAAAGTCAAAGATCAAGGACGGCGTGACATATGTGTCTGCTGCTCGCTTGGTCGAAGTAAGTTTAGTGACTGAGCCAGCATTTAAGTCAGCCCAGGTCACTGATATTGCAGCAGAAGAATCTGTTGCAGTAGAAGAACCCCTACCAACAGAAAGCGAGATAGCCAACGTGGAAAATACCACTCCAGCCGTCGAAGCAACACCAGTTGAAGCACAAGCGGTTGAAGCTGCTCGCCCAACTGTCACAGCAATGGCTTACACAAAGCCTCGTATCGAAATCACAGCTGCTAAGTATGCAGAGAACTCAATCCGCGCAGCGCTAGGCGATGAAACAGCTCGTCAGTACCTACGCGCAGCAGATGACACAACAGACAACGCTGGTCTTGTACCAACACGCCAATTATCTGAAATCATCAACCCACTAGGCACAACAATCCGTCCATCAATCGAAGCAATCTCTCGTGGAGTGCTACCAGATGCCGGTATGACATTTGAGATCCCAAAGATCACAACAATGCCAACAGTTGCAGAAACCGCTGAAGGTTCAGCATTCTCTGAAACAGATCAAGCATCATCATTCTTATCTGTAACAGTTAAGAAGTATGCTGGACAACAGACATTCTCTGTTGAATTACTTGATCGTACTTCACCAGCGTTCTTCGATGAACTAGTACGCAACATGGCAGCCGCTTACGCAAAGGCCACAGATTCAGCAGTTCACGCAGCACTTGTTACAGGCGCAACAGCTGATGGCACAACAGTTACAACATACCCAACAGCAGCAGAATTGCTAGGAATCATTTCTCGCGGTGCGGCTTCTGTTTACAGCGCAACAGCAGGATTGCCAAATCCATTCGCTCGCAACCTCATTGCCAATACTTCACAATGGTCAAACTTGATGTCATTAAATGACTCAGGCCGTCCAATTTACAACGAAGTAACAAACCCAATGAACCAGCCAGGAGTTGCAACACCTTCAGCTCTACGCGGTCGCGTTGCTGGTCTTGATCTATATGTAACTGCAAACGTTGCATCAACATCAGACACAGACAAAGATGGATCACTACTTATCGTGAACCCAGATGCATATACCTGGTATGAGTCACCAACATACCGCTTACGCGCAGAATCAACAGCAGCAGGTCAAGTAACCATTGGTTACTACGGCTTCGGCGCAATCGCAACTAAGGTTGGCGCTGGCGCATTCAAGAACAACAAGGCGTAAGCCCACTAAGTCGCTAAGAGGGGGCATAGCCCTTGCCCCCTCTTGGTCTTTAGAAAGGAATTGGAATGTCACTCTGCACAGTAGCTGAACTCAAGAGCGTTCTCGGCGTTGGCTCGCTGTACCCAGATGCAACAATTCAGGAAGTCTGCGATGCCTCAGATGCAGTGCTACTTCCAATGCTTTGGGCTAACACTAATTTTGCTATATCACACAAAAACACAGGCACAGTAGGAACTCTTTATTTTACAGAGTCAGTAGAGCAGATTTATTATGTTGGTCAAACTGTAACCATTACAGGTGCGGGTAGTCATTTTAATGGCAGCAAAACAATTACAGCCGTTTCAGGTGACAGCATTAACATTACAACTAATCATGTTTCAGATACACCTTTACACCCTTTTAACCCTTTTGCTACTGTCAAAGCTACTGAGTATAAAGACTGGGCAGAAGACATGGCAATTCAGCAAGCCGCTTTGATGATAGCTGTTGAGATCTGGCAAGCAAGAACCAGCACTTTAACTGGTTCTAACTCCGTAGATTTCCAGCCCTCACCTTACCGAATGAGCGCACAGCTTCTCGCTAAGGTCAGAGGATTGATCGCACACGCGCTAGACCCTCGCTCAATGGTGGGCTAATGCCATCAGCGATAACTACCCTTCGAACTACCCTGGCAACTGCCTTAGTTGACAACTCACTCTGGCAGACTTTTGCATTCCCACCTTCAGTAGTTCTTGCCAATTCAGTTATCGTAAGCCCAGACGATCCTTACCTCGCGCCAAGCAACAATGCGCGAAACACAGTCAGCGCACTGGCTAACTTTAAGATTATTATTACTGTGCCTTTATTCGATAACGAAGGCAATCTAAACGGCATTGAAACTAATGTGGTTCGAGTGTTTAATTTACTCGCTGCTAGTTCTTTGACCTATAATGTAGGCAGTATATCTGCCCCAAGCGTTCTCAATGCTGCATCAGGTGATCTGCTCAGCTGCGAGATGTCCGTATCAATCCTAACAAGTTGGAGTTAATATGTCAGACCTAACACCAGAGGATCTAGCCTTCTTGAAGAAGATTGGTCAGATCACCACAGCACCAAAGCCAGTAACTACTAAGAAGGAAGAAGAATAATCATGGCAATTTTTCTAAATAACAAAGTTGGTCTAAAGATTGCCACTATCAATCTTTCAGATCATGTAACTGCATTTACACTTAATCGTGTATCAGATCAGATTGAAGTTACTGCAATGGGCGACACAGCTCATAAGTTCGTTACCGGACTTTCAGCAGATACCATCACAGTATCATTCTTGAACGACACAGCAGCAGCAAATGTTCTAGCAACCCTTCAGGCTGCTTACGGCACAACTGTTGCTTTCGCAGCAATCCAAGATTCATCAGCTGCTGTATCAGCAACCAATGTTTTGTATTCTGGAACAATTTTGGTTGACAACCTAACAGACATTAACGGCGCAGTTGCCGATGAAGGTATGTTAGACCTTACATTTACTTGCAACAGCAAGACAGCAATCGCAACAACTGGTACTTGGTCATAATCTAACTACTAAAGAAAAGGGCTAAAAGAATGGCAAAGCTAAAGATCACAAGGGCAGATGGCTCTGTATCTGATCATCAGATAACCCCATCGATCGAATACGCATTCGAGGTTTACGCCAAGAAGGGCTTTCATAAAGCCTTTCGTGACGATGAAAAACAGAGTGATGTGTATTGGCTAGCTTGGGAGTGCATTCGCCGTAGCGGTGAAACTGTCAAGATGTTTGGTGCAGAGTTCTTGGACACACTTTCAAAGGTGGAAGTCCTTGATGATGACCCGGAATTATAGGGCGTGACTCTTTTACTTACTTGGTCGCAAGATTAAGTTTAGAAACGAGTATCGCGCCTAACGACTTACTCGAACTTGATTCGAGAATGTTCAAGGCTTTATTACAGGCTATGAAAGATCGAAACAAGGAGATGAAAGATGTCCAAAGTAGAAATACGCGGAAACGCTGATCTGCGTAAGGCTCTTCGTCAATTTACTCCCGACCTTGAAAAACAATTAAAGAAAGAGTTGGCAGCTGCTTTGAAGCCTGTTGTTAAAAAGGCTAGAGGTTTTGTGCCATCTGAATCACCTATGAGTGGTTGGGCAGCGCGACCTTTTACAGAGGCGCGCTTCCCTTTCTTTAACTATAGAACAATCACTCGTGGCATCGTCTATTCAACTGGTGTGAGCAAGCGCAATAAAAATGGTTTTACATCAATGGCGCGAATTATTAATAAATCAGCAGTTGGTGCTATCTATGAAACAGCTGGGCGAAAAAATCAAAATGGGCAACCTTGGGTTGGCCGTAAAGCCAGCGGCAGCTCTAAAGGCGTAAGCCGTTCAGTAAACCCTAATGCTGGTGCAACATTTATTGCCAATCTTGATCCATTGGTAAGTAGCCTTAAAGGTCGCGGTCGTTTAATTTATCGCGCTTGGGCTGCAAGTAAAGGCGTTGCTGAGGGTGCTGCTATGAAAGCAATCGACAAAGCCACTTCTGAATTTTATGCCAGAAACCGCACACAAAAGTATAGAAGGGCAGCCTAATGGCATTACCAGATATTGAAATAGGTTCCCGCTTTGATGCTAAAGGTTTTAAGCAAGCCGAGACTGCTAGCAAGAAACTTGAGAAAAATGTTAAAAGTCTGGCAAAAAGTTTTGTAGGAGTTTTTGCTGCACAAAAGGTTCTTGCTTTTGGCAAGGCTAGTGTTAAAGCGTTTGCTGAAGATGATGCAGCCGCCAAGAGTTTAGGTCAGACACTAAAGAATCTTGGCCTTGCTTATGGTTCAAATGTCGGATCAGTAAACGGCTTTATTAACAGACTTGAAATGCAGACTGGCATTCTTGATGATGAGCTTCGTCCAGCGTTAGACAGGATTCTCCGCGCCACAGGTGATGTTACTAAGTCACAAGAACTTTTATCATTAGCCTTAGATATTGCTGCTGGTACTGGCAAAAGCGTTACTCAGGTTTCACAGAGCCTTCAAAAGGCTTATCTAGGCCAGACTCAAGCCCTTGGTCGCTTAGGCGTTGGTTTATCTAAAGCCGAACTGGCTTCTTCTGATTTTGAACAAATACAAGCCAGACTGTCAGATCTTTTTGCCGGACAAGCTAAACGAGCTTCAGACTCTTATCAGGGATCACTCAACAAGTTACAAGTGGCAGCTAACAATGCCAAAGAAACTATTGGTAAAGGTTTAGTCGATGCCCTTGGAACTTTAAGCAATTCCCAGAATGTAGATGGAACAGTATCTGCCATCGATAGAATTGCTAAATCAATTTCCAACGCAACTGTCGATTTCGCCAAGTTTATTAAAGTATCAAAAGAACTTTTAGGCACTGGTTTTTTTCTTTCTGAAGTTGAAAAGGCTTCACTTCGTGCTACTAAAATGGGTACAAGATTTACCACTCCAATGTCTATTTCTAGCCAAGATACTCAAAGGGCAGATAAGGCCGCTGCTGATGCTGCCAAGAAAGCCGCAGCAGCTAAACTCAAGGCAGAGAAAGCAGCTGCCGCTGCAAAGATTGCAGCTGATAAAAAGGCTGCTGCAAATAAAGCAAAACTTGATAAGGCTTCTTCTGTATTTGAACTACAAAAGATTCAGATCGCTGCCGCTCTAAAGGGCAAGATCAGCGAAGAAGAAAAGACTCGCCTACTTCTTATGCAAGCCATTGCCGATGAAGATGCAACAAAGGCTGAAGAACTGCAAAAGAAGTTAGAAGATATTCAGAAGAAGAACGCCAAGATTGCTGCCGATCTTTTGGCAATCGGTGCTACTAAAGATCCTTTTGCTACATGGGCAGGTAGTTTACTGGCTGCGATTAATGAACTTAATAGATTAAAGGGCGGCATGTTAATGATTCCGGGGGTTACTTTCAATCCGGGTCAAAGTAAAGATCGCAATTATGATTTAGGTCAAGGCGGTTCTGGCGGCGGCAGCGGCGGTTCTGGCGGCGGCAGCGGCGGTTCTGGCGGCGGTGGCGGTGGTGATATTGTTATTGAAAGCATTTTTGCAGCAGATGACACCATTGATGAAATTTTAGAAAAAGTAGAAAATGTAGCTGCTGAAGCGGCTGCTGCTGCTGAGTCGGCTGCTGCATCTGTGGCAGAGACGCAAGTTGTTGTAGATTACTTGGCACAAGCTGTGACAAATGGCTCGCCTGTCGCTGGAGTCAATTTTAATCCTAGCCAAAGTAGAGACCGCAACTATGATTCTGGTTTTGCTACACAAGCACCAGTGACAATAAATGTAACCAACACTGGCTCAGTCATTATGCAAGATGAGTTTGTTAAAGTCATTAACGATGCAGTAACAGTTGG